TGGCCAGTTTCCAAGACAGGCTCGCTCGCTCACTCGGGCCGCGACCGCGAAGCGGTCGCTAGGGGCCCCTTTGGGGCCCCGGCCCGAGTGAGCGAGCGAGCCTGTCTTGGAAACTGGCCAGCACTCCGGTGAGGTAATGCCGCATCATGTGACTGAATAACGACAGGAGACGGAAATACAGTTACGCATAAACGGTTTATTGAAGGGTTTAATTTACAGAGGTTTGGTAAGGTAACGGGTACCGATGGGACGAGGTTCGGAATAGGATCCCGTGTCGGAGACGGCAAACTGGATGTCGGCCGCGTTGCCAAAGTTGGAGGTGAACTGGATTTCGGGGTTCCAGCGCTTGGAGGTTTCCTTCTTGAGTTCCCAAAAGATTTCGACGGTGCACTGTCCGGTCGAGTACTGGTTGATGAAGGAGGCCACTTTGGCCGTCTGGAACGTTTCCGAAGGGTTGGCAGGGACGGGTGTGTTTTTAATGAAAATCTGGGGAGGGGGATGCTTGCAGCCAAACCGCCCAATAAGCGGGGACGGATGGAAGTGATTGTCAGTGTCGGGAATTTTGGCCAAATGGGTCCCTGTAGGGTAAATGTCTCTGTTTTGCCACACCATCCCGGGAAGCGCCCCTTGATTGTTGACGGCCGCGCGAGTGCCGGGGGTCACGATCGACTGGTTGTTGGTGGGAACTGCTCCCCACGCGTCGATACCGACCGAGTTGGTGGGTCTGATTTCGTCTTCGTTGGTGATGAGTATCTGGTTACGATCGGTCGTGGCGGTCGTTTGATCGTAGACGGTCCTGCTAAAAGCCAGCGTGTTTTGCATGGCTTGACGGTCAGGTTCTCCGCTAAAGGTGGTCGCTGCCGCAGGACCGGGCTGCATTAGGTTGGTCCGATTGTCGAGTTCCCATTGCTTGCCTTTTTCCCAAACGCTAAAGACGTTATTTTTAGTGATGTTGCTAGCGCCCGTAAAGATTTGCTGATCACGGAAGAAAGGCCCAGGTAACCAGTTCCTATATTGAGCCGCCATGTTGGTTTTAGTCGCCCGCGAGTAATGAAGAGCTCGTCCAGATGAGCCTGCTTGGCTGACGGAGCTGAAAGCCCAGAGGTACTGATCCACGAGGGGATTCATCAGCCGGTCTAGCGTCTGGTTGTGGGCAAACATGCTATGGAAAGGAACGTCCTCGAAGGTGTAAGTAAACTCAAAGTTATTTCCTGTCCGCAGCATGTCTGAGGGAAAGTAGTCCAGACAGTAGAAGGCCGAACGATCCACCGCCTCGTTGTTGTAGTTTAGCGTGCAGTACCCGTACTGCGGGATCGTGTAGATATCCGCTGGGAACGGCGGGAAGGTGCCTTCGGTAGCCGATCCGAGGACGTACGGCAGTTGGTAGTCCTTGTCCGCAAAGACCTGGACCGTACTGGTGAGGTTGTTGCCGATGGTGGTGTTGAAGTCTTGGACCGTGACCTCTTTAACCTGGATGTTAAAGAGTCTAAAGCGCATCGCTTTGGGACGGATGCCCCAGTTGTTGTTGATGAGTCGTTGCCAGTCTCGCGGGGAAAAGTGGCAGTGGAATCGATTGTAGTCAAAGTATCCCCAGGGGGTGCTGAATCCAAAGAATTTGTTGTTGTTGTCGCCTCCGCTGGGTCCTTGGATTCGTTTGTACAGGTGGTTGTTGTAGCTGGGCAAGACCCAGGTTCGGGTGGTTCGAGTGACGACTCCGTTTTCCAGCCATTGGGAATCGCAATGCCAATTTCCGGAGGAATTGCCCACTCCATCGGCACCCTGGCCTGCATCGCCCACTGGGCCGCCACCTCCTTCAGCCATGATAGATGATCCCACACTAGAGGCGGGTGCTGCTGCTCCAGCGTTGGAAGAGGTGCCTTCGCCCGGATCTTCTGCCCCGCCGGAAGGTCTTTCCTTGCGAGGCTTCTTGTTTTTCTTGGGAGTCTGTGAAGAAGTGTCGGGCAAACGAGGTTCGTCTTCGCCTTTCCGCTTGTCTCCGGTCGGAGCCGTCTTTGAGTCTTCCACCAGACCAAAGGGTTCGAGAACCCTCTTTTTGGCCTGGAAGATGGCTTTACCTAAATTGCCTCCAAAGGAGGTATCGTCTTTGAGACGTTCCTGGAAACGTCTGTCGGCCTCGTTGTACTCAAAGTACGGGTTGTGCCCGTCCTTGATTTCGAGGTCGTAAGCCTTGTCGTGTTCTAAGGCGGCAGCGTCTGCCTCGTTGACGGGTTCTCCTTTATCTAGACCGTTGAAAGGGCCTAGATAATTGTAGCCTGGGAACACGAGACCTCTCGAATCGTCCTTTTCAAGAGATTCTTGAGTTTGCTGATTTGCCTTAGGACGAGGAGGACCGCTTTCCAAATGGTAGAAATCAGCTGCAGCATTCACTCCCTTTTTGACCAACCGCTCCAACCAATCTGGAATCGCATCAGAAATGAGAGACATGGCTACATTTCAATCATTTATTGTTCGAGATCACCGTCATCCAAGTCATCATGCAACGTACTATTTTTCAACCGACACGCCGCGCAAGTGACTAACCCGTGACTCTTGCCCATCAGGTGGTGAATCGTGCAGGGAGCATAGGATGGCTCGGTGCCTTCATCACTCTCGGGGGCAGGTTTCTCGTCAGAGTCCGAAGTCACGCGATACAATTCGCCCGAATGACATTGATAACAACGAGACACGTTGTGTTCTGTACAGGGGGGTAGTTCTACATCATCTTTATCCCCGTAGTCGGGGAAACACTCTTTACAGTCGGTCGTTTTATGAATAGCACAAATATTAATATCTCTGTTCATCGATTCACAAATTTGGCAAGGAAACAACATTTTATCCATACCGCAATGTTTCGAGCATTTGATACGATACCTGGTGGGAACCGGGTCCGCGCTCTCCGACGCCTGCTGCTGCTCTGCGAGCGCGGGCCGCTTTGTCGGGCTTATATAGCCTTCCCCGGAAGGGGCGGGTCTTTTGCGAGACTCCGCCTTCCGCACTAGGAATTCTGGGATCACAGGGGTCAGGTGATCCTGAGACCACCTGAAGAATTGACGCACCTCCTGTTTGGTCACCTTACCAAAGTCATCAGGCAACCGAGTCAGCAATTCGAGCTTAAACATCCTGTCCTCCAACGGCTGCTTATGCTCGAACGTGGTCGTGTTCCCGTCGATGACATAACACATGTTGGTGTTACTGGTAATAATGACCGGCGTCGGTTCGATCGGAACCGAAGCTTTGCATTTTTGGTCCACTCTCACCCGAGATCCTCCCAGAATCGCCTTGGCTGTTTCCACCACTTTGGCGGTCATTTTGCCCTCCTCCCACCAGATAATCATTTTTTCGACGCAGTCGTTGAACGGAAAGTTCTCGTTGGTCCAGTTAACGCATCCATAGAACGGCACAGCATGGGCAATAGCCTCCGCGATGTTGGTCTTGCCGGTGGTCGCATGTCCGAACAGCCACAGCGTGTTTCGCTTGCCCCATTTCTTCTGGCACCACCCGACCAAAATACTCCCCACGTACGCTGGGTCGTAGTGGTTCAGTTCCAGAATCTTGTAGATGCGGTTCTGACGGATGTCGTCGTCCGAGACGGGATCCTTTCCGACGAGGTAGTCCTCCGCCGTCTTGGTCAGAAGCATCTCCTGAATGGCGCCTTGCAGGGCCGTCTTGATCTGACGCGCCGAGTTGCTCGAGGCCTGAAAGCTCCGAAAGCTTTCTCTGTTTTCCAGCAGCCATTCCTTCTCGGTGGTGATCCCCTTCTCCACGAGCCAATCCACGAGCTCCATGTAGCGTTTGCTGACGCGGGTCGGCATCACGGGAGCGCCGTCTGCAGTTCTCGCGAGATTTTCCTTGGATTGCGAGACGCCCGCCTCCTCGAAGTGAAGTCGCGCGAGACTGGCACGCAGTTCTCGGTGCAAGCACGCTTTTATATACTCGGGCACGTTAGTCCACGCCCACTGCACTTCCGGTTGCTGTTTCGGGATCAGGTAGGCGGGAATATACGACTCGGCCCGGACCTTGTTCGCGCCCCCGAAATTTTTGGTCTTGGTCACCACGCATCCATCCTTCCATCGTAGGCTCGTGGCGCAGTAGACTTTACTCACAATTTTTTGTTGAATATGTCGGATATATCTTCCGAGTACCATCGGCTTTACGGAACACGTTTCCAGCAGGACGTGTAAATGAAAGAACACCTCACCTTGTTCCAGTTGGATAAAATAGTGAAAGTCCGGTTCTTTGGCCATCGTCCCCCAATGAGTTCGAATCTCCCGTTGGATTTTGTCGCCGAGCGTCAGTTGAACTTGATCGACCTGGTCCAAATCCCAATCGGCGTCCTCAGGCAACGTCCATTCTCGCGACGTAATCCAGTTGACGAACGAATCGGAGATTCCAGGTACCTGACTCTCGACGTCGTTGGGCAGCTGAACGATGACCTCGTAGTACGACCTCATCTCGCCGGTGCGCGCGCGCGTATGACGCAGCGCCGTGTGGCGCCGTCTTATATTTGTTTACGTTCTCGCGAGATTTCCCGTTCCCATTCCCGACCACGTGACGGCATTACCTCACCGGAGTGCTGGCCAGTTTCCAAGACAGGCTCGCTCGCTCACTCGGGCCGCGACCGCGAAGCGGTCGCTAGGGGCCCCTTTGGGGCCCCGGCCCGAGTGAGCGAGCGAGCCTGTCTTGGAAACTGGCCA